TGGCCGGGAAATGCGGTCAGGTTATGACTTGCGTACAGCCCGCAGGTCTATGAACCTGATGACGATAGAGTGGCAGAACCGTGGTATCAACATGTGGACCTTCAACCAAGGTGCCATTACGTTGACCCCGGGTCTCAATACGTATGCGCTGCCTTTAGATACGATTGACCTGTTAGAGCAGGTTATCCGGACGGGGGCTAATTCCTCGTCCACACAGGCTGACTTAAACATCACGCGGATTAGCGTATCTACGTACGCTACGATTCCTAATAAGCTACAGCAAGCCAGACCTATTCAGGTTTGGATTCAGAGACTTTCAGGATCTGTCAGCCCCACTGGGGCGACGTTGTCGGGATCTATTAACTCTTCCACGACGACGATTACGTTAAGTTCTACCGCAGGTCTGCCGTATGCTGGATTTATCCGGATTGACAGCGAAGATATTGCTTACGGATACCTAGACGGGAATACGTTAGGTAACGTGTTTAGAGCGCAGAACGGAACAACTGCTGCGTCTCACTCTAGTGGGACTGCTGTGTTTAATCCAAACCTGCCTGCCATTACTGTTTGGCCCACGCCGGATAACACGCAGACGTATCAATTTGTGTATTGGTATTTGAGGCGCGTACAAGACGCCGGAGCAGGTTTGCAGACGGCAGACATGAACTTCAGGTTCTTACCTTGCTTAGTAGCAGGGCTTGCATATCACATTGCAATGAAAGTGCCTGAGCTTATGAACCGTGTACCTATGTTGAAAGAGGTATACGACGAGCAGTTCAATATCGCAGCCGGGGAAGACAGGGAGAAAGCTGCCGTACGTTTCGTTCCGAGGCAGATGTTTATCGGCGGCGCTAGCTCATGAATGACCCGTTATTTCTTGCATGGGCTGCGGGCTTTTTTGATGGGGAAGGCTGCGTATTGGTTGAGATGGCGAAAGAAGATCGGTGCATACACAAGGTCCGCACTAGCCTTCATGCAACTGTGACGCAAACCAGTCTTCCATGTTTAGAGAAGTATTTAGATGTGTTTGGCGGTGGGATTACGAGCGCAGAACATAGAACCCCCAACGGTCGTCGCTGGGCAGTGCAATACCGGTGGTCTGTAAGAAATGAAAAAGCTATTGAGTTTTTAAAAGCTATTCAACCTTACAGCGTTGTCAAAGCGTCTCAAATAGAAGTGGCGTTAAAGTACCCTATGTACTCGGCAGATGGCCGTAAATACGGCAACAAGACAAATCCGATCCCAGACGCAGTGATGCAAGCAAGATTAGACTTGCGCAAGATGTTGCAAGATATCCGTGCTGATATGAAGACCCCGGCGAAACCGCCAAAGGTGCTTCATGGGTAACCAGTTTGCTAGCGGGAAAATCGCAATCGCCATGTGCGATATTTGCGGCTTCCAATTTAAGCTTCACAAACTAAAAGAAGAGATTGTAAAGACTAAGCGGTACAATCTGCTTGTTTGTAACGAATGCTGGTCGCCGGATCACCCCCAGTTGCAATTAGGGATGTATCCTGTAGACGACCCGCAGGCGTTGCGTAATCCCAGAAGGGATACGACGTATGTAACATCTGGAACGAATGAAGACGGGTTTCCTTCCGGTGGATCTAGAGATATACAGTGGGGATGGAATCCGGTTGGCGGTGCAAGTTCTATTGACGCTGGATTGACGCCCAACTATCTTGTAGCAATCACATCTGTAGGTACAGTAACGGTCGTAACGACCTAGGAGTTGTCATGGACGCCAAGAAAGCGGTTCACAAACACGAGAAAGCGATGCACCCCGGCAAACCTCTTACGAAGTTTGCTAAGGGCGGTAAGACCAATCTCCAGATGAAAGAGATGGGTCGGAACCTTGCTAAGGTCGCTAACCAGATGAAGCCCGTGCGGTCGGTTCGTAAGTCGGGGATCTGACATGAACAAGAAACAACCTAAACCTGCTCCGAAGGTAGACCTTAAGAACTCGGGATATCCGGAAAAGAACGTTAAGACTTCCGGAATCAAGGTTCGTGGTACAGGTGCAGCGACTAAAGGCGTGATGGCTCGCGGGCCGATGGCGTAAGCTATGCAGTACACAGAGTTAGCAGCAAATGTTGAAGACATCATTGAAAACACTTTCACTGATGCTCAGATGGCTATGCTGGTCAGGCAGGCTGAACAGAAGATCTATAACACTGTTCAGATTGCCAACCTGCGTAAGAACGTCTACGGACAATTTACCGCTAACAATCAGTACTTATCGGCTCCTACGGATTTCCTGTCTGTTTATTCCCTCGCGGTCATTACGGGGGTGACGGGCGGAGATATCAACACTGGTACATATACGTACCTGTTGAATAAGGATGTGAACTTCATTCGTGAAGCTTATCCTCCTCCGAATTCGACAGGCAAGCCGCAGCACTACGCTATCTTTGGCCCCCGGTCAGACTTAGAAACAGAGCTTTCTTTCATCGTCGGGCCTACGCCAGACACGGCGTATTACGCAGAGCTTCATTATTACTACTACCCTGAGTCCATCGTTCAGGGTGCTCTTAACACGCTAGGTGTTATCACCGCTGGTTCGTTGTACACCAACGGGACATACAACGGTGTACCGCTTACGGGCGGTTCTGGATCTGGGGCAACTGCTAGGATTGTTGTATCTGGTAACGCTGTCACCTCTGTCACCATTCAAAACCCGGGCGTGTTCTACGCAGTTGGGAATACGTTGTCTTGCGCTGCTTCCAGTATCGGCGGGACAGGATCAGGATTTAGTATTCCTGTTGTGACGGTTACAAATGCCAGCGGTGTTACTTGGCTTGGGGATAACTTTGATTCTGCCTTGTTGAATGGAACGCTGGTAGAAGCGGCAAGGTTCTTGAAGGCGGAGCCGGATCAGATTGCGGTGTACAACGACATGTATGGTCAATCGTTGTTACTGCTTAAGAATCTTGGTGATGGTAAGCAGAGGATGGATGCGTACCGCGACGGTCAAGTAAGGAACCCTGTTAAATGATCGTCCAGACTCAAACCACGAGCTTTAAGGCAGAGTTATATCAAGCCATTCATGATCTAACGACTGACACGTTAAAGCTTGCCCTGTATACGGCAGATGCCAATCTAGACGCTTCTACAACCGTCTATACAAGTGCTAACGAGATCACCGGGACTGGGTACAGCGCAGGTGGGAACGTAGTCACTGGAGCCGCTATTAGTAGCAGCGGATATACAGCGTGGGTGACGTTCAATAATGTCTTATGGGTTCCGGCTGCGTTTACTACACGGTGTGCGCTGCTTTACAATGCCAGCAAGGCAAACAGATCTATCGCGGTTTTAGACTTTGGTTCAGACAAAACCTGCACTAATACGTTTACGGTCACAATGCCGGGTAATACAGCCACAACGGCTTTGCTCCGTTCCAGCAATTGAGGTGGGAAATGAAAGAAGGTTCTAAAGCCGGTGGTGTGTTTAAGATTATCGCTCGGGATAAAGACGGTAATTTTAAGTGGGAAGCAGAGTCCCGTAATCTTGTAGTCAATGTAGGTCTACAGGATATGAACACCAAGTACTTTACGGGGTCCAACTACACCGCTACTTGGTATCTTGGCCTGTACGGTGCTGCTTCCACCAACAATCCTGCTGCGGGTGATACCGCTTCATCTCATATTGGCTGGACGGAAGTTACAGCTTACTCTCAAGCTACCCGGCCTCAGTGTGTATTTGGAACCGCTACAACTGCTGACCCGTCGGTCATTAGCAATACCGCTTCGCCTGCCACGTATAGCATTACGAGTTCAGTAACGGTTGGTGGGGCGTTCTTGATTAGTAACAACACAAAAGGCGGCACTTCCGGGATCTTGTTCTCCGCCGCTGACTTTCAGTCGCCCGGGGACAGGAACGTTGTGAACGGCGATACCTTGACGTGCGTTTATACGTTCAGCCTGGATGCTGCGTAATGGCTACCAAGTTCAAAAAAGGTGATCAAGTTCAGATCCGGCAGGTAACGCCGTCAGGCCCGGTATTAGCCCTCCGAATGGATGAAGACGGGAATGTGTACTGTCTTCTAAAGTGGGTAGATGCTGACGGGGATGAACAAGAACGCTGGTTCTTAGAAGACGATCTGATCGCTGTTTAACATGGTGGGATATGGCCTTTTCAACCGGGTCTTTTGCAGAACTTCCGTTCTCAACGGTTGGAGGTACGTTTTACTCTCCGGCCATTTCTGAATCTGCAACGGGTTCGGATTCAGTCAGCAGTATTGCAGCGTTTGTCTCTGTTATATCTGAGGCCTCAACAGGTTCAGATACTGTTTCTTCTACATTCCAAATAAACTCTAGCGTATCGGAGTCCAGCACTGGATCGGACTCTATATCGTCTATTGTTACCTTCCCCAATTTCATTTCTGAATCTACAACAGGTTCTGATGCGTTTGCTGCGGTAGTTAACTTTGCGGTTTCGATTTCAGAATCTTCTGTTGCGACGGATGTAGTCAATACAAGTGTAACGTTTGTTACGGCTATTTCTGAGTCTGCGACCGGATTAGACAGTATTACTCGCCGGGGCTTATGGGAACCGGTGGATGACACTCAGAATGCAAATTGGATTCAAATTACTGTCACGCCAAGCGATAATTGGCAGTCTGTTACGGCCAATCCTGGGACAGGCTGGACAATCATTCCTACCGTATAGGTGAAGTATGGCTCTTGTCGTAAAAGACCGTGTTAGAGAAACGACCACCACTCTTGGAACCGGAACCGTCACCCTTGCCGGGGCGGTGACAGGTTTTCAGAGCTTCTCCGCTATCGGGAACGGTAACACCACGTACTACACCATCAACCTGCCTGGGGCGAATGAGTGGGAAGTTGGTATTGGTACATATACGGCATCAGGAACGACGTTAAGCCGGGATACGGTTCTAGCATCGTCTAACGGTGGAAGTCTTGTTAGCTTCTCAGCCGGGACAAAGGATGTCTTCTGTACGTACCCTGCTGGCAGGTCTGTCTATTACGACACTACCACTAACGTCACGCTCAACGCGCTAACTCTGTCTGGCGGCACTGCTAACGGTGTTCTGTATCTCAACGCATCTAAGGCTGCTACTAGTGGAACGGCGTTGGTGTTTGATGGAACCAATCTGGGTGTCGGTACGGCAACGCCTGCTTATAAGCTCGATGTTGCTGGAACAATTAACTCTGGAGCGTCAAACGCAACAGGGTTTAATTTAGTGTTTAGAACCAGCGGTATTACGACTGGTCGAGCTCAAAGTGCGTTAACAAACACTTCTGGTGACTTGTATCTTGGTATTGAGGGAAGCACAGCCGGTCAATCGTTGACGGGTAGTGCGGCGTATTCTGCGTTTATCGGAACCTTTACAAACAACCCGCTTTATGGGGTTACGAACGGTGTTATTAGAACGACCCTCGATACATCTGGCAACCTCGGTCTAGGAGTGACGCCAACCGCTGGCTTTGCATTTGAGATTGGTGGCAGGGGCAATTCAACCAACATTGTTACT